GGCGCAAGCACAGATGCAACAAGCACAAATGATGTCACCTCAACAAATGGAAGCTAGGGTGGCGCAAATCGAGGCACAGTTAGTACAAGAGTTAATGGCTAACCTCGCACCTCCTCCTGGTCAACAGCAAGATCCCCTTGTTGAAATTAGAAAGCAAGAGCTTCAAATTAAAGCTGCTGAAGCACAGAGAAGAGCTATGAACGATCAAGAGAGACTTGATCTTGATCGAACAAGAATGCAACAGCAAGCCATGACGGATGCTGCAAGAATTGAACTTCAGGAAGAAATTGCTGAAGACAGGGCAGATGTGAACAGAGAAAGAATTGACGTTCAACGTCAGGCCATGCAACAACGTGGTTAATCCACGCTTTAATTAACAATTTAAACTTTTTGGTATTCCCATGGTGCTTGGAGATATTGTAACTGGTATTCAACTTGTCAAACAGAGTGTGGCATTTATTAAAGATAATATAGCCACTGCTAAAGATATTTCTGATATTGCTCAACAAATAGATGATTTGTTTGAAGGTAAGAACCAGTTAGATAAAAAAAGAAACAAAAAAGATGGAATGTCTATCGCAGAACAATTTGGCGTTAAGAATGTAGCTAATGAGATTATTGACGCTAAACTAGCTGCTGAAGAAATGTATAATATATCTGTTCTGGTAGATCAGCGTTTTGGTCATGGTACTTGGCAAACAATTATTACAGAAAGAGCAAAACGAATAGAAGCTGCTAAAGCTGCAGAAAAAGAAAGAATAAAAGTTAAAAAACAACAACAAGAAGAGTTTATGGAAATGGCTGCTATGTTTTTTATTGGTCTAATAGTAGTGGGTTCCGCTTTTGGTGCTGCATATGTGCTATGGACATATCTTTAATGAACCCTAGACACGGCATAGTAAAATTAGCTATACTAATAGGAATTATTCTTTTAGCGTGGGTAGAAACGTTTTTTATAGAACCAGGATGGAATTTTCATAAATGACACAAAAGAAATTACAAAAAGGTAGTGCGTGGGAGTACGTAGATATAGACAACGATGGTGAAATCACAGATGGTGAGATAGCCATGGCTCAAAAAATGGAAGAGTTAGAGCATCGTAGAGAGATTCATGAGAATTTAGATAAGATGCAAGATCAACAAAGGTACATGGCGTGGGTTGCTATGGGTTCGATGGTTATCTTTGTTGGAATTTTAATGACACCTTTTATTGAAACAGATAGAATTAATATGTTCAGTGGATTTTTAAATACTTTTTTTGTTTCACAAGCAGCAGTTGTCTCTGTATTTATGGGAGCTACTGCTTACAGTAAAAGAAATAATGATGTTTCTGTTCAAGCAAAGGGAGATCGATAATTATGCCACACTATACTAAAAAACTTAAAAAAGTAATTGGTGGTTTAAAGAAAGCGTCCAAGACACACGCAAGACAAGCAAGAACCTTATCTAAAATAGAAAAAGATCAAAGAACTAGATATAAAAAGCCGCATTCAAAAACTAGGAGAAAAAGATGACAAAACCAAAAATTATTAGAGTTAATCCTATTGCAAAAGCAATGCTTCAAAATAGAAAACCACCACAAGTGGTTGAGTCTAAAAAAATATATGATA